GGCCAAATCAACGACACGCATTTGACCTTGGACGGTATTACCGGCGGCAGTAGCAGAGCCCAAAGTGGCTTGCGACAGACCTGTGGTAGTAGAGCCTGCGGTCACATTGGTGAAGTTGTACTCGTTACCGATGGTAGTCTGAGCCATTGAGCCGTCAGCTTGGATTTCGTACACGATGTTTTGGTCGTTGTAGAAATAAGCAACGCAGGAACCGGTGGTGTACGCGGTGCTTGCAGGCCAATAGTTAGAGATACGACGGCGACCAGTTGTATCAGTCCACTCAACGCCTGCGAAGGCACCAGACCAAGCCACGGCAGAGCCGGAAGCAGGGTTGGTTGTCAAGGGGATGATCACACCGGCTGATGCTGAATAAGCAACAGGTTGGCCTTTCAAAATGTTGTTTGAATAGCCAGAGGTAATTCCATTAGCAAGCGCTTGAGCGCGATCCAGACCGGAAGGGTGGAACGCAGGGCGCAAACCAAATGGAGATGATGTACTAGACATATGTTTCTCCTAAGAAGTTAACCCGAAAATACGGGTGTTTTGTTTGGTTGCTGATCAAAAGAGCCCATACCTTCGCCTTCAACTTGTACCAAGGGACGACCTGTACTGTCGCGGCCCTGCAGGCTTTCCATTTGAATCTTGACTTTCTCTGCTTCTTCACGAGGTTTGTCGTGATGCATGAGGGTCATGACCTCTTGGAAGAGCTCCATAGGAAGCTTAAACAGTAACATCTCGTTACATGATATATATCCAACATGCTCACCTGACTTCACTCGATAATCTTCATAACCGGGTAACTCTTCCGACTTAACGGGTACATACCCTAAGCGAATCCGTTTATCTATGCTGTCATAGCTGTTAGTTGTTGAAAGCCAACAAAGGTGCCACCCGTCCATTTCGGGCAACTTAGGCAATGCTGATTGCGTCCACTCCTCACTCCACATCTTTCGGCGTTCCTGTGTCGAAGCGAACTTTTCTTGAGGCGCTACGCGTCCTGCTTCCCCGTTTTCACGGTCTTGGCGTCCGTTAGCGTTCAAAGATTTTTTGAGTCTAGATTCCATAATGTTTTCCCCTTAGATTAGTTGTTACGGTTTGCGCGATCAAACGCAATAAAGTTTTTGATCATGCGAGCTTTTCGCTCAGGATTTTCCCAAGCACCTGCGTCCTTCATCGCTCTCACTCTTTCGGGTGAAAGGACGAATTGAGAGCGGTTAGAGCCCCCATATGCCGCTGATGCTTCTCTTCCTGAACTAGTCACAACATTCCTTGGTCTTCTGACATTACGATTTCCGTCGTCATTGTTTCCATTGTACCTATGAGGCAATTCTTTTTGCAAACGGCTATCAAATTCTTCCCAATATTCGGGATCAGCCGGATCCCAACCTTGGTTTGCCATGATTTCATCGACCTTTTTGGCAATCTTGCTGTCGGGGTCAGTGTTAGCAGGGTTGTACCAACGGTTGTTGTTCATCCAGTCCTTTGCAAGGCGCTGAACTTGCGGATTTGCAGGGGGCGCGGCCTGAGGTTGTTTGAGATTGCGCTCTGCTTGGTTCTTTAACTGCCTGAGATGACGCACTTCTTCTTGCGCATTCATCATTAGAGTCTGAGCCGCCACCATAGCTTGCCCATCACCGGTTTGTGTGGCCTCAGAAATCTTCATTTTGGCGTATTCGAGGCGTGTCAACGCATCGTCTGCCGCTTTGTCGATCTTGACAACCTGTTCGGCTTTGGTGTTGCGCTCTAACTGATTTAAGCGGCGCTTGAATTCTTCGTTTTCACGCTGTAACTGCTGAAGACGGACATCCTTTTCCTGATTTGTCTTGCGAATAAGGTCTTTTTTAGCTCGGCGTCGATTGCGTTTTGCATCACGCACTTCGTCGCTGTCATTTGGATGGTCTGCATCAGCATCGTTAACTTCTTTTGCACGATCAAACCCATTTTGTTCTTCAACAACTTCAGGTTCGAGCATTTTTTCAGGCACTTCAACGGTTGCAGAGCCGTCGTTTTGCTCTTCAACTTCAATATTTTCTTTTTTTTCAGCCATTTTTTTTCTCCTTACACATATGCTTTGAACGATAGTGGGTCATCTGTGACCTTTGCTATCAATTCGTGATCGTTAATCGTCATGAATAAGACGGGTTCTTTAAACTCTTGGTTAATTTCCGATGGAACATAACGCTCCCAACGGTCACCACCCCATTTAGGTACCCGTACAAAGTCACCAATCTCAGCCCATGAGCCTTCAGGCCATGGTTGCATGGTATCTCTGTTCTTAAACGCCAGTGGGCCAATAGCCACGACCTTGCCGATCATGTTGTTCCACTTCTCGTTTTCTTTGGTTTCATCGACGATGATGATGCGGCCTGCTTTCTTTTTGATTCGACGCAGTTGCACAATCACACGACCACCGTAAGGAGCTTGTCCTGCCGGTACATCAGGGAACGCCCATGCCATTTCTTCGGCGTTAGGCGCTCCTGATTGACCCTCGATGGTAGGGATGTCTTTGGTATCATTCATTTTTGTATCTCCATCACCATATTTCAGGTGCATAAGCGCGCTTATTCAGCGCATTGGTTAAAATTTGCCTTCTTCTTCTTCCAAGATGTTGTCAATAATGTCTAAGGTTGATTGCAACCCTTGATGCTCACCGACTAATCTTTGGTACGACTCCCAATTGATTGGCGCCCCTACGGATAGAGCCTCCTTCAATTCGTCTTGTCGTAGTTTGATCCTATGGATCAGTTGCTCAATCATTTATTCTTTTTGGTCACAGCATGTGCCAGACCGCCAGATTTTTTGCCTTCAGAGGAAGATTGACTTCCACCTTTAGGTTGCATTGCAGTGCCATCAAGCTTTTCGCCTTGAGCGATACGCTTATGTTGCGGCACATCAATGGTTCTCTGTTCGTAATCAGATGTTGCCATTTGGAGCTCCTTGTGGTTGAGGTTGTGGCCCTTGTGGGGCCGGTGGTGTCACAGGCATTTGAGGTGCCTGTGTTTGAGCTTGAGCCGCTTGTCGAATCGTCTCATGCGTCATCTTGGCATTTTCAATGGCAATCTTAGTCTGATTGTCCATTTGAGCCTTTTGTTGATCCAGAGCCAAACGAGCCTGAGCCAGTTGAGCGTCTTGCTGATCTTTCTGGGTCTTACGCTGTGTCTCAGCCGTCTGAGTATCCTTAACCACTTGTGCGTCTGGTGGTATTGGAGGTGCCTTGGGTTGACTGCGCTCTTGTGCCATCTGAATCAACTTCTGGAAGGACGGCATCAGGTCGCCAAACACATCATTGACATCCAACATCACATGTGCACCAATGGTCGTGAAGACCTTGTCAATGGTCGGCGTGAGGTTCGGGTTGTCGTAGTCGTCAATTGGTTTGCCGGTCATTTCTTGCACATAACCGTTCGAGCGGTTCAAGTACCACAAGGTCATGTGCTGTTTCAAATGCTCGATCAAGTTGTTGAGGTATGCCGGGTCTGCAAATGGGTTTTGGCCCAAGAACGGATTCATAGCAAACTGCAAGTGATCTTGAATGTGAGCAATATGATCTTGTTGAATGTACGCATAGGCTGACTGGCCCACGAGCATAGCCGCATTCTCATCTGCCGAGGTGCGTTGCTCAGGTGCAGGCACATCGTTCATGATGTCGTTGATGTTGGGCACTTTCATTTGCTTGAGCATGCGTGAAATTACTGGCCCAAGCTTGAATTGGTCAGGGAACTGTTGCGCCAACTGCAACACCGCTTGCGACTGCGCCATGCGCTGAGTCTCAGAGAAGATGTTAGGATCAGACACCGGCTGTACATCAGTGTTCTTGGCAAAGTCTTCGCGTGTAATCTCAAGGTCAGACACAATGTCTGTTTTTTGCATGTCGTCAAAGTACCAACGGTTCAGACGGCACAAAATCTTTAGCACACGAGCCTGTGAAGCATGCAGGCGCGCATGAATCGATGAATAGACTTGTGAGCCTTGCTCAATCAAAGCTTGCGTGGTGCCAACTGGAGCTTGCGCATTTACATCGGCAATCTTTTCTTCAGCCGTTGTGACCACAGATTTTGTTGCCTTGTCCAAAAAGCCCAATAATTCAAAGAGTACTTCGCTTGGTGGGTTGAACGGC